CGGTTCCCAAAGAGGTACGAGCCAAAGAACGAGGAAGGGCACGTCCAAACTGTGGCGGGCATTGAATATTTAGACATGAGCGAGGGGGAATGGCTCATCCTGTCTCAAGCGGGATACATGCTGCAAGACGCTGCCGCGTGGCTTAAATCCGGCGGATATCTGTTTAATTACCGCGGTTCACGGTCCATTGGCAAGAAATTATCCGATGCCGTGAACGGGTGGGAGACTTTACGCCGGGGACATTCAATCCCTGTTGTGCTAGCGCGGCAGGTTTATGCTTTTATGTCTGCCGGGACGCGGATAAAGCGCGGATTTAAGAAGCTTACAGGCCTAGAGGATGATGACGTCGTTAGTATGTCCGCGCTGATGGAAAACCATGGGCTTTTGGCAGATCAATCCATGATTTGGTCAGAAGCTTTGGATAAAATTCCGGAGACCGACAGGGCATATGTTACGGCTCTTTTGCGCCGCGGCGAAAAGTTCAACGCTGAACCCCGGATTTCGCTGTCCACGATCCACGGTTCAAAAGGCGGCGAAGCCGACAACGTTGTTCTCTACACTAGCCTGACTAAAGCCGCAGATGATGACATGCAGCGCAATCCGGACGACATGCACCGGGTGTTTTATGTCGGAATTACTCGAACCAAGGACACCCTTGTCCTCGTAGAACCCGAAGATGCAGCAAGGAGCTATTACGTATGAACCGTGAACAAATCCTATCAAAAGCTGAAAAGCTAATTAACGGTCAACGGGCTACAGATTATGGCGACGCTTATGAAAACCATGCTCGGATTGCAGAGGGTTGGAACGTGATTATGCGCGGAGCGTTGTCAAATTCTGGATATCTGACACCCGCACACGTCGCGCTCATGATGGATTGGCTCAAGACCTGCCGGTTGTTATCCACGCTGGATCATAAAGATAGCTGGGTCGACAAGGCGGGGTACACGGCCCTCGGTGCTGAGTTCGCTTTGAAGGAAAAACAGGTTGACTAAATTGCAAATGGCGATGTTTGCGCCAAAAAGCGAATGGGTTCCCCCGCTGGAACTGCCCGACATCACGTCAGCGAAAACAATTGCAATCGACGTCGAAACCTCGGACCCCAACCTGAAATCAAACGGTCCAGGGTGGCCGACCAAAGACGGGTTTATCGTAGGCTATGCCGTCGCCGTGGACGGTTGGTCTGGTTATCTGCCTGTAAAGCATTTCGGTGGTGGCAATCTCGACGAGCGCATCGTGTCCCGATGGCTCAAAAAGGTTTTTGAATGCCCGGCAGACAAGGTGATGCACAACGCCCAGTACGACCTCGGATGGATTAAGGCTACCGGGTTTGAAGTTAAGGGTCGGATTATCGACACGATGGTCATCGCATCGTTACTGGACGAAAATCGCTTTAGCTATAGCCTGAACGCACTATCCTACGACCTGCTGAACAAAACCAAATCGGAAAAGGGTTTGGTAGAAGCAGCGCGCGAGTTTGGCATCGACCCGAAGGCTGAGATGTGGAAGATGCCAGCCATGTACGTCGGACCTTACGCGGAGGCCGACGCCGAGCTTACTCTTGAATTGTGGAACTACTTTACCGGACAAATCCGTAAAGAAAACCTAACAACCATCGCCGATTTGGAACTGGACCTCCTGCCTTGCCTCGTAGACATGACTATGCGGGGCGTGCGCATTGACCAGAACAAGGTCGAAATCACACGCAACGGTCTCTTAAAACGCGAAAAAATCGTTCTTCAGGAGATTAAACGGCTCACCGGAACCAACGTTGAAATCTGGGCCGCTCAATCCTTGGCCAAAGCTTTTGATGGTATGGATATTAAATATCCCAAGACCGAAAAGGGCGCACCAAGTTTCACCAAACAGTTTCTGCAAGAGCATGAGCATCCAATCGCGAAGCTTATTGTCGAAGCGCGGAACCTGAACAAAACGTCCGGCACGTTCATTAACACAATAATGAAGCACTGCCGGGCCGACGGCCGTATTCACAGCCACATTAACCAAATTCGTTCTGATGACGGCGGAACCGTCTCGGGGCGCATTTCAATGTCCAACCCCAACCTGCAACAAATCCCGGCCCGCGATCCAGAACTCGGACCCATGATCCGCAGTCTTTTCTTACCCGAAGAAGGCGACCAGTGGGCGGCCATTGATTTCTCGCAGCAGGAACCACGCATCTTGGTCCACTACGCGCACCTTTACGGTAAAGCCCGCGGCGTGCCGCTGCGCGGGGCAGAGGAATTTGTGGAGGCCTACTCCAATAATCCAGACACCGACTTTCATACCATGGTCGCGGAAATGGCCAACATCGCCAGGAAACAGGCTAAAACCATTAACCTGGGCATGATGTATGGCATGGGCGTGAACAAACTGTCCGAACAATTGGATGTATCCGTGGACGAGGCTAAGAGCCTGACCAAACAGTATCATGAGCGCGTTCCGTTTGTTAAAGGGTTGATGAACGGCGTCATGAACCGTCTCAACGAAAAGGCGTCGTCCGGTTCGCTCCGGTCCATACTCGGCAGGAAGTGCCGCTTCGACCTCTGGGAGCCGGACTCGTTCGCCATGCACAAGGCCATGTCCTACAAGGACGCGGTCCTCGAACATGGGCCCACGGCGCGCTTAAAAAGGGCCTTTACATACAAAGCTCTGAACCGTTTGATCCAAGCGTCCGCAGCCGACATGACAAAAAAGGCTATGGTCGATATCTACCAGAGCGGCAGGCTACCGATGATCCAAATTCACGACGAGATAGCCATGTCTGTGGGGTCAAAAGAAGAAGCTTTCGATGTCGCGAAGATCATGGAAAACGCCGTGCCGTTGGAGGTTCCGTCCAAATGTGACGTCGAAATCGGAGATTCCTGGGGGACCGCAGAATAACGGGATTGCCCTTGCTTATTAGGATAAATTCTCATATATTCTTACAAAATCTTTTTATGGAGATAAATTATGGATACCGAACGTTGGAAAAGTGTTCTGACACCCCGTGAAGTGTACGACGAATTGAAAAAAATCTCTCGCGAAGAAGGCCGAACCATCAGCGGGCAACTTCGATACATGTTTGAGGTGTATAAAAACGTTACACCTAGTCAAAAAATGGACGTGAAGATAAAAAATTAGCGGCAGGTATGCGATAGACCCTTGACAGACGCATAACCGCGTTTTATTTTCTTCCTACTGCGCGTAAGGTCAAACGTTGCAGTGCCTCTGATTTAAGAAACTGACCGCGACGCCCCCGGTTCCTCCCTGTCCGGGGGCGTCTGCTTTTTTAAATTGTTATATTTCCCTGTTGATAACTCTTATATAGTCGTATATAATCGCTCTCTCACAAAAAAGGGAAAGCGAAATGACTTCGATTACAAAAAAAATCTCCTGGTCCGACGCTAAATTCGTTGTTGAAGAGGCGGTCGAGAGCCAAATCGCCCTGCTGCAACTCGGGATGATGGGCACGCAAGAAGAGCGCGACGCAGACGTGCAAAAAATCCGCGAGGCTTGGACCCGCATACTTGTCGGATAAAAAACAGTTGACGACCTATGCGATAAGCCGCATAGTGTTGCTGCTACACAACACAACAGGAGAAGAAAATGAAAACCATGGGCGTAAATCAAAAGCCTTTGAACGCCGACAGCGTAAATATGTGGAATTACCACCACCCTGTGCCGCGGAATGACGCGCAAATGCTTTCGATCACTCAGGTCTCCAAAGCCACGGGGTTTGGGGAAAGCACAATTTATCGGAAAGCCCGCGGTGCGGGTTTTCCTAGCCCTCAAAAAGTCTGGGCCGTGGCCCAGGACGGCGCAAAGCGCCTACAGCTCCGCTGGGATGCGGAGGAAATAAACGCTTGGATGGAGCGCCAAACAAACCCCGGTCGCACTGGTCGGAGCGCGCCACGCCCTAAAAACCGCAAACCGCGTAACGCGGCCCCCGAGCCATACAATTGGAAAAGGGAGTTAGCAATCGGGTTGCCAACAGCGCTCCTGGGTGCAGGATCACTCGGTGTGATCTTGGGGCTGGCCTTCCCGACCCTGATACGTTGGCTGGGAGCGAACTGATGGATATCAGTGTGCACGATGTCACCGACATCACGGTCGGTCCAATTCAAGAAAGGGAAAAGGTTTATTGGAGGAAAATTAAAATTAAAACCCGCAGGGGAACGCACGAAATCGTGTGCTTTGAAGCTCCTTGGGCCAACGCCGACAAAGGCGAAGACTTGGAAATAACCCTCGCGGAGGAGCCGGTGTAATGAAGAGAAAGTTTCATGCCGGGGACTTTATTGAATGCCCCGTTTGCAACGGCACAGGCCGGGTGACCGTCGAGGACCACGTCGTTTCGTGGACCCACGGCGGTTATATCCAAGACCGGATAGTGGAATGCCTGGAGTGCGGCGGTAGCGGCTCGATTGAGGGAGAAGAAAGTGTTTGAGACAGCCTACTTGTGCCTGGCTTTGGCCGTCTACTGGGAAGCCCGTGGCGAGGAACCAGCCGGGCAGCGCGCCATAGTGCATGTAGCGGAAAATCGTGTGGACCACTCCGCATTCCCAAACGATGCCTGCGCCGTAATTAAGCAAAAAAACGCTTTTTCGTTCTACTGGGACGGCAAAGACGAAAACCCCAAAGACGAAAAGGCCTGGGCAGCAGCGCAACGCGCCGTCCGCGAAGCGTGGCAAAATCCTTGGGAAAATATGGGCGCGACCCACTATCACGCGGACTATGTCTCACCGACATGGTCGCGCGCTAAAACCATGACGCGCCTGGGTAAAATAGGCCGTCATATTTTTTATGTGGAGGAACGATGAGCATTACAAAAAAAGCAGGGGATTTAGCTCAGGAAGGCTTTGCGTCGGAAGACATTGCCGCGCTGCTGCAAACCACCCCCGCGGTAGTCCGCACCCTCCTGCATCGAACGCAGAGCGGGGGCAAAACCCTGAGCTTGCGGCTACCGGACCACATAATGTCGGAGCTTGAAAAAAGAAGCGCGGGCAAATCAATGTCTGCAAAAAGCCTCGCTCAAATCATGTTGGTTAAAATCTTGCAAAAAAACGGAGGAAAAAATGAACGTAACACTTGAGAGCTACAGCCAACGCCAAAATCATCGAGCAGGTGATACCCTGCTGGACGACATTGCATACTTCGCAAGGGTCTCAAATCCAACGAGCCAAATAAGCGGCCTCAACAACCCCGGATTGATAAACTACCTGATCCGGCACAAGCA